TTCTACTCCTCCTCGCCGAACGTGGTTTCCCAGTCTTCGGGTGTTATTCCTGTCATTAGAAATTCCCGTTGTTCTGCTGACAGGTGTGGCATTGCATTTTGTATTAGCGCCCCCCGACCCCACGCGGCTAGTTGAGAGTCTGTGATTGGCAGACTCATTGTGTTATGCAGTCCACTGATCGGGCTGCGTCGAAGTACCGTTATCATTTGCTGATTCTCCTGCTGATTTCGGCGATGATAAAAAAGCCAAGGCTGACCCATAGTCCTGACGTTTTGGTGAGTGGGACGGAGGCGGCAAAAGCCGCCCCCAACAATGCAAAGCATGGCCATATTTTCATGCTAAGCCGCCATCTGCAAAATTGTGCCGCCGATCCGCTCGAGTTCTACTCGCTGATTCTGGTGCGTGATTCCTCGAGCGTATGCAGTGACTGCTGCCGATGCGTCGAAGAGTGATTCAATTGGTCGTCCTTCTTCGGCTATGGCTATTGTCTTGATCGCGGTAACCTGCACGCCACTGAATTTGCGCGCACGCAAGAAAGCGTCGACGTCGTCAATCTTTTTTTGCTGTGCTGCGATCAGCATTGATTGCATGGTCGTCAGTTGGTCGCGGTTCTCACGTGCAAATGCGTTCAGCGTTGGCAACAGTGTCTCGGTTAACTTGTGCGGCGCGCTCTTGGTGTGGCGGATGCGAATCTCTTGGAATTCATTCACCCCCCAGAGGTTGCGGTTCATGCAAGCGAAGTCGAAAAGCATACAACCGAAGGTCAACGTTCCGGCGCCAGTTTCTGAGTTGCTGATATAGAATCCGCGCGCCAGTGAGCCAGTTCGCCCATCGCGGCGGTTGGGCAGTTCGATCCGGTTTTCTTCGTCGGCTAGAAACACAAAAAAGTCGCGGTCGGATGCGTACAACGTTGTATTTGCTTTGGTGATTGGCTGACGCACACCGAATTCTGCAGGGATTTTAAAGTCGCCATCGATGCCAGTGCCAAAGCGATCTACCAATCGGCGGGTTATGTCTGAGTTCCACACTCGCCCGTAGTTAGCGCCCGTTGCGGCGCGCAGGGTTGGGATGTCTCCGTCCAGTGACTGGGTCAGCAGCACACCCATTTCTTCAGGGTCTCTTGCCACGTGTAAACCATAGTTGATTAGGTCGGCGGTGAGCGCGCTAGGCAGTGACTGTAGGTAACTCGCCGGTGCTTTGGCGAGCCCAGCCAACTGGGAAAAACTCCAGTTCGTGGCGGCTACCGGCTGCCCTGCGCGCCCGACAATGTGCAGTCCTTTGTGATCACCGTCCACTGGAACAGCAGTGAGGTCGCGGTTGGCTAGCACTTTGCCGACGCTGTTGCATCTCTGTGTGGCGCAGTGGTCGTGCAGGTCGGTGAGGCTTAAGTAACGTTCGTCGTCTGGTCGTGTCGCCCATTGGTGAGACACGGTTGAGTTGACCGCGCCGCCGAAAGTTGTGTTGATGATCTGGCTGTTTGGCTGGGTTACGTTCATGTTTAGGTGTCCTTTAGATTAGTGAGATTTGGTTGGTCTTGATCATGTTGCGCAGGTGCATTGCGTCTTGGCTGTGCGTGCCCATGCCGATCACCAGTTGCAGTGCTTCTAAAACTTCGGCTGTTCGGCGCAGAACAGCGTTTTGCATTTCCGTAAGTGCTTGATCTTGTTGTGGTTCTTCTGGGAGTGGCTGGGTTGACGTGTGCAACTCGTTGATTCTGTTGATGATTTCTTGGGCTTGCTCCTGGGTGAGTGTTTCCACGAAACCCTCTGTGTCATTCATTACCCCATAGACCAGTGCCTGAGTGCACAGACACGTTGCGCAGTCGTTCTCATCGTGCCCGTCCATTGCGTTCACGAAGTCAACGACTTCGATTTCGATTTCGGTGTCGACATTGTAATAAACGCCCATCGTTATTTGCTCCCGCAGAGTGAATGGGTTACGGCAATTGCGCATTGGATCACGGCTATCAGGGCTAGCAGTGCGAATGCGACTCGGATCAGTGTCTCGTTCATGAGTTAAACCTCTTTGATTGATCGGAGCGGTCGGGCTCCCCCGTCACCCCCTCGGGGTGAGCGTCCATTTTCTCACTGTCAAGCAGTTGCGACCGTTCATTAAGAATATTTAATATTTATTGACTATTCAAAAAAGGCTTGTTTTATAGGCTTTTATGATCGCCTTGTATAATGGCGTTGGCGCGGTGATCTCTTCTCTGCCTATATGCCAGTGCCTGTCCGCGTTGCGCCCTGTGGTGGGCGTTATACAAGGTCACACTACGTTGTGGGTAACCTGTGGATAACCTTGTTAGTAACCTGTGGATAACCCGTGCATAATTTATCCACAGCCCCCCTCATGCAAAACCATGCCTGAACTTTGTTGTACGCTGTGAACTAAGTAATTAAGTGATGACGTTATGAGAACCGTGCGACAGCGGTAAACGCCGACGTCATGTGGACACGTGACTCGGCACAAAGTGAACGCAGTGAACACGAGCAAAGCGAGTTCATTTAATTCTTACTTTGTTTCCTCGACGGGACGTCGAAAGCGTTAGGGCTTCAGCCCGGCGACGCGCAGCGGCGCAACGCCCAATGTCTTGTTCCCGTGTACCAAGTTTTGTTCCCAATGTTCCAAAAACGTAACTTGTACTAGAATTCAAATTTGGTTAAGTTTTTCAAAGAGATAAAAATATAACTGATTGAATCTACTACTAATAATAATAATAATAATATATATATATAGAGACAATGTTGTAATTTCTATTCTAATTGCGACATTATTTGCAAATCTGTTCCAAAGTGCAAAATAGGGGGGGTCCTAGTGGTAGATAAATTCACTCGCGGCCATCACCCTTTCACGCATGGTCACCCTGCCAGTCCCAATTATACCCTTCAAAAAAGCTGGAACATTGGAACAGAACGCTGTAACTTATTGATTAACAAAGTAAATACCTGTTCCAAAATGAAAACAGAGTTGGAACAGATTCTGGAACAGTGGTACAGCGTCAACCTGTTCCCTTGTACAATGCTACAGGGTGAGACTCTGTTCCTACAATGTTTGACTTGACAACAATAACTAAAAAATGATAACGTGGCCCACGTTATCACCCAACCGCACAAGATCGACTGGGTCTCTTACGTGGTAGGACTCTATAACCTTGCTACCTACCGGTACCGTACCACCCAATTTAACGAAGGGACTCCGACTCTTACACATACACTTGAGTTCGCACAAATCACCCAGCTATTTTTAAAAATATCGCTGTGCTATATACCGTTTATATATAGCTCATGTGTGTACGCTGTGTGTACAAGACCCTCCACCCTGTCTAATAGGGAAACCCCCCCGGGTAGGATTCCTTACCTCCTCCCAAACTAGGGGAGCTATTTTAATATGCATTAACTGAGTTAATGACTAATAAATGATACATTAATAGGAAACCCCCCCGGGTAGGATTCCTTACCTCCTTTCATATCATTAACTACGTCTAAACACGTTTATACAAAAGTTAATATAATTCCTATAAATTGCGTCTACGTTGTGTACGCAAACTAAATTGCGCCTATGCCCCTTGCTAATTTAATTTAGCCGCTGTATACATAGCGCAACACTTGGGGGATCCCATGCAAACACTTATGCCTGATATAGAGAGCGGTATCCCGCTACCTTCCCGTTCGGTGAAGGATATACCTGAGATGTCTCCGCACGACGAGATTAAACTTAGGGCCACTACAATTAAGATGTTGGCTGACCTGCAAGGCAGGTCTATTGTTCCTACCGAAGATGAACAGGTTGACGCTGAGACGTTAGCCCACCATATGGTCACCAATCCAGATAGCCGTCCTGAGTTTGCCAAGTACAAAGACGAGACGATGGCCTACCTTGCGGGAATGATTGAGCAGTCCAATGTGATGCTGGTCAACGAGCTATCTGACTTTAAGATGTATGTCATCAACAAGCTGGTCTACGAGGTAGAGACAGCTAAGAACCCCAAGGATCGCATTGCAGCATTGTCCAAGTTAGGCGACATTGACGGGGTAGACGCCTTTAAGAAACGTACTGAGACTACGATTACAATCAAGTCTATGGAAGAGGTCGAGAAAGAACTCTTATCGGTACTTGATAATATTGAATATGCGATTGTTCCCCCATCTGGTTACGTTGGATACGTGCAAGACGTAGAGGACATGGAAGAAGACGACGAGGAAGAAAGTGATACACAAGAGGATGTTACTGATGAGTAATGTTGTTCAGCTTCACGCTAAGTTTAAACCTGAAGACCTAGTGTTGACCTGTGGACAGTGCGGGAATGACAAGTTTTACCTACTTGCCTCATCAGATATCCAATGTACAGAGTGTAATAGCTTAGAAGATAAGTTGATTTGGGGTTGTACAGAGCCACCTGAGCTACCTCCAGCTGCATGAATAGCCTACAAAAAGTAAATCCAGACGACATTGCCCGGTTACGGGCGGCTTTACCGACTATGCCTGATGCACAAAAGCGCAAAACGGTTGAATTATTAAAGAAATACAGTGAAAACTTGATCAAAACGAAGGCAAAAGACGACTTTTTGTCCTTTATTAAGCATGTTTACCCCGGTTATAAGGTCGGGCCACACCATTATCGGCTTGCAAAGATCTTTGAAGAGATCGCAGCGGGTAAAAAGAAGCGAGTTATAGTCAATATTGCTCCTCGACATGGCAAATCTGAGATGATTTCTTACCTTGCACCGGCATGGTTTTTGGGTAAATACCCCCATAAAAAGGTCATTATGGCGTCTCATACTGCTGATTTAGCGGTAAATTTTGGACGTCGCGTCCGTAACTTAGTAGGTGGAGAGTTGTATCATGACATTTTTCCGCAAGTGGAGCTTCAAGCGGATAGTAAGTCTGCTTCACGATGGGGTACTAACTTTAACGGTGAGTATTTTGCTATTGGTGTCGGTGGTGCTCTCGCTGGGCGTGGCGCTGATCTGTTTATTATTGATGACCCTCACTCCGAGCAGCAAGCGATGCAAGGTCGCGCAGACGTATTTGAACCTGCGTGGGAGTGGTTCCAGTCAGGCCCAATCCAACGACTGATGCCGGGTGGTGCGATCATTGTAGTCATGACCCGCTGGTCTAAACTAGATTTGACCGGTCAGATCGTTGATCACATGACCCGCAATGACGACTCCGCTGAGTGGGAAGTCGTTGAATTTCCTGCCATTCTTAACGACAAGCCTTTGTGGCCGGAGTTCTGGTCGCTGGAAGAGTTGCTACGCAAGAAAGCTGACATGGATGTGCGCTACTGGCAAGCCCAGTATATGCAGGAGCCGACGTCTGAAGAAGGTGCGCTGCTCAAGAGAGAGTGGTGGCAGGTTTGGGAGCCAGACGACCCACCGAAGTGTGAGTTTATTATCATGTCGCTTGACGCGGCTCAGGAGACTAACAACCGGGCCGACTACAATGCGTTGCTGGTCTGGGGGGTGTTCTATAACGAGAACACTAAGAACCACAACATTATACTATTAAATGCTATCAAAGAACGGTTAGAATTCCCGGACTTGAAGTCGATGGTGTTAGAACAGTATAAAGAGTGGAACCCAGATTCATTTATTGTTGAGAAGAAGTCCAACGGTGCAGCACTCTATCAAGAGATGCGGCGTATGGGCATTCCGATAAGTGAGTTTACTCCGGGTAGGGGGCAGGACAAGATATCGCGGGTGAACGCCATATCGGATTTGTTTTCCGCTGGTATTGTCTGGGCACCGGATCGACGATGGGCTAGAGAGGTCATTGAAGAATGTAATGACTTCCCCAGTGGTAAGAATGATGACCTTGTTGACGCGACCTCACTTGCTCTAGCACGGTTTAGACAGGGCGGGTTTATACGTCTGCCAACTGATGAACCAGAACCTATCAAACTATTTAAGTCTGTGAGACACAGAGGGTATTACTAATGGCTGACAGAGATTACGAGTATGTCCAAGGAGGAACGGGGCTACCTGCACTATTAGGTTACAGGGCTGATCCTAAAAATAGATCTGGTAGAGGCACTGGACTTGAGTCTGTTCCGTTAAAATTTGTTGGAAATAAATCTGCATATAAACTCCCGGAAGTGAATCCTTTAAATGTTGATGCTTTAAGACAAAACATGGAGGCATTACGATACGCTAGAGAATTAGGTTATCCAATGCCTCCTGAAGCTAATGACCCAAAATTTTGGGCCGGAATAGCATTAGAAGAAGGTCGGTCAGATTTTGGCGCAAACGGGTTTAATACTAATAATAAAAAAGCGATTGAGTTACACGATAAAGTAAGTGATAGATTTGGTTCAATGCCAGCAGCGTTTGCAGCCGCAGTGTTTGACTTAGGGCAGACAGCTTCACGACGAAAAATACCATTTGCTCATGCGTGGGCTGGGCTTGGAACAACTGATCAAAAAAATGATGAAGGTGAAATTCGGGAAGGTTCTCAATACCATACTGGCGCAAATTTTCCTACTTATTTACAATCTTTTATTGATGCAGCAGGACACCCAAAGAACAAAGATTTTTTAGGGTTTATTGACCAACATCTAAATGGGCAAGACTATTCTACCCCCCTACCAGATAGTATTAAAACTCAATTAGACATGCAGCAAGATAATAAAGCACAACAACTGAGTAAAGATTGGGGGCCATTAAGACAACTTCAAAAAAATATTTTTGGGGTAGACGGGAGGTTTGGAGTTCCTTCTGAAAAAGACCCCAATTTAGTTCCCAAGCCTGATTATGACCAATTAGCTAAATATGCAGACCCTACAAACCACTATAAACGTGGTGGTTCCGTTGAGCGCACGACTCACGACAGGAAACTAATATGAGCATAGAAAAATCATTGTACGAAGCCCCACAGGGGTTAGGGTCTCTTGACGACGGTGCTGAACAAGCGCTTCAGATTGAGATTGTTGATCCAGAAGAACTTCATATCTCTGGGCCGGGCTTTCAAATGGACATGGAGAACGGCGAGAACCCAGAAAAATTTGATGCGAACCTCGCAGAGATAATGTCAGAAAGCGAGCTATTAACTTTAGCTTATGATTTGCTAGGTGATCTTGATGAGGATATGTCTTCACGTAAAGATTGGCTAGATACGTATGTTAAGGGGCTACAGTTACTTGGTTTGAAGTATGAAGATCGGTCAGAACCTTGGCCCGGTGCTTGCGGTGTGTATCACCCGTTGCTGATGGAGTCAGCAGTCAAGTTCCAGTCTGAGACGATCATGGAGACATTCCCTTCCGCTGGCCCGGTTCGTACCGAGATTATTGGGAAAGAGACTCCTGATAAACTTCAATCTGCTGCGCGTGTTGAAGCAGACATGAACAACGAGCTTACCAACATTATGTTGGAGTATCGTCCGGAACATGAACGCCTACTGCTCTCTGTCGCCCTGTCAGGCAATGCCTTTAAAAAGATCTACTTCGACCCGTCTTATAACCGTCAAGTGGCTCCGTTCATTTCCGCAGAAGATGTAATTGTTCCCTATGGTGCAGCAAATATTGAAACCGCTGAACGTATTACCCATCGTATGCGGAAAACTAAAAATGAGTTACGTAAACTTCAGGTTGCGGGTTTCTACCGTGACGTTGATCTTGGCGACCCAGTTCGCGTTATGGATGAGGTTGAGAAACGAAAGGCCGAACAACAAGGGTTCTCAGCATCGATGGATGATCGTTTCCAGATTCTTGAGATGCATGTCAATTTAAATTTACCCGGATATGAGGATACAAACAAACATGGCGAAGAAACCGGTATCGAACTCCCCTACGTCGTCACTATCGAAAAAGGGACCAGCACGATCCTCGCGATCAGGCGCAACTGGCTCGAAGAAGACCCGCTCAAAATCCGCAGACAGCACTTCGTTCACTACGGCTACATCCCCGGATTCGGTTTCTATTACTTTGGACTTATCCACCTTATCGGGGGTCATACAAAAGCCGCAACCTCGATTCTTAGACAACTTGTTGATGCTGGTACACTCAGCAATCTACCGGGTGGGCTTAAGTCTAAAGGACTACGGATTAAAGGGGATGACACGCCTATCGCTCCGGGCGAATTTCGAGATGTAGACGTTGGTAGCGGTGCCATCAGGGACAACATTCTGCCACTCCCCTATAAGGAGCCAAGTCAGGTTCTGATGGCTTTGATGAACCAAGTCATCGAAGACGGTCGTCGGTTTGCGGGAGCCGGTGATCTTAATGTCTCAGATATGAGTTCTAATGCCCCCGTAGGTACTACATTAGCGGTGTTAGAACGTGCGTTGAAAGTTATGGGTGCTATTCAAGCCCGTATTCACTATACGATGAAACAGGAGTTCAAACTCCTTGCGGCTATTATTAGGGACAATACTCCGGAGAGTTATGACTATGAGCCAGAATCTGGAAGTTCTTCTGCTAAGCGTTCTGATTATGACGACGTTAACGTTATTCCTGTTTCAGATCCTAACGCCAGCACAATGGCCCAAAGGGTTGTTCAGTATCAGGCGGTTCTACAACTTGCTCAAACAGCGCCTCAAATCTATAACCTCCCTTATCTCCATAGGCAAATGATTGAGACGATTGGAATTAAGAATGTTGAGAAGCTTATTCCAATGGACGATGACATGCAGCCGGTTGACCCAGTGTCTGAGAACATGGCGCTTATGATTGGTAAGCCTGTACGAGCGTTCTTGTATCAAGATCATAAGTCGCATATTGCGGTTCACTCTGCACTAATACAGGATCCTAAACTAGCCCAGACGTTAGGTCAGAACCCACAAGCACAGGCTATTACAGCGGCGCTCAATGCGCACTTAATGGAACATGCTGCGATGGAGTACCGTGCACAGATTGAACAAAGTCTTGGAGTCACACTGCCGCCACCTCCCGCGTCTGTATTGGCTGGGAACAGTACTGATGATTCAGTTGGGTATCTACCTCCTGCTATTGAGGCTCAGCTATCTCCGCTACTGGCACAGGCAGGGCAGAGGGTACTTCAGTTGAACCAGCAAGAAGCGCAGCAACAGAAGGCTCAACAACAGCAACAGGATCCACTCATCCAGATGCAGCAGCAAGAGTTGCAGATTAAGCAACAACAGCTTCAGATTGCTCAGCAGCAAGCCCAAGTCCAAGCACAACAGGCGCAAGTTGAGAGTCAGATTGCACAGGCTGAACAAGAGCGCAACCAGAATCGGAGGGAG